TGAAGAATATATGAAATATTCTGTAACAAAACAACTATTAGTTTTTGCTATGGCATGGATGGGTACTCGTGATATCTATACTGCGTTAGGATTAACTGCTGTCTTCACTATTTTATCTGATTATTTGTTTAACGAAGAATGTTCGTTGTGTATAGTCCCATATAAATATAGAGTATTACATAAGCTAGTTGATACAAATAGTGATGGTGAAGTTAGTGAACCTGAATTAGCTGCTGCTATTGCTGTCCTTGAAAAAGCTAAACGAGAGAAACAAAGAAAACAACAAAAAGAAGCTTATACAAAATTCGATTTTGAAAGATTTAATAATGGAAATTAAGAATTTAAGTTATTAGACCAACCGAAAAGAAAAATGAGACAAAAATATAATTATTACTTATATATTTTATAAGTATGTTTCAATTAATTTGTTAAATATATTTGTTAAATGTGTTTTTGTTATGTTACTATTTCAATATTTTTAATGTTTTTAATGATTTTTTCTGATTTGTTTTTTATTGTTTTACTTTTTGGTGATTTATTTTTAATTGTTTTTTGTTTTTTTTCCGGAATTTCTCTTATTTTTTTTGTTAATACATTTAAATTTTTTATGTCTTCTCTCTTAATTTCTAATGGTGAATCAATTATAGGTTCTGAAACTCTATCATATTTATCATATTCTTCATAATTTTGTAATATTCTTTTTTTATAATACAAATTTTTTAAATATAATCGTGTTTTCATTTGTTGTCTTATTTCTTCTTTTGTTTTTCCTTTTGTTAAATTATAAAATTCTTTTTTCGTTTTTTTTAATTCATTATTTAAGTTAAAATCTGATTCTGTTACCATTCTAAATTCTAATAATGCTAATATATTTAAAACCTCTCTAAGTTTTGTTATTCTTTCATCATCGTTTTTCTTATAAAAAATTTTTATGTCATCTATATTTAATTTTCTTTTAAAAAATACAGAGAGATATTTTTCAAATTTTTCGTATATGTATCCAGAATATCCTCTTATTACTTTTCTCAAATAATTAGATGACTCTGGTTTGCTTGCTAAATAATTATAAATATTTGTCAAAATATCTCTACTTGAAATATCTGGATTTTTTAAACATAATTCCATAAAAAACATACTCCAAGCAGCACAATAACCAGGTGGTTCTGTTTTACTTAATCTCAGTTCACTTTTTAGTTCTAAAATTTGTAAACCTTCTATATAAGGACAAACTTGAGAAGCTTCTATATATTTTACTTCAGGTAGATTATCTTTTTTTAATTCGTTATTTAAAATATTTGTAAATGTCAATAGAAGTTTTTTTGATGCTTCTTGTAGTTTTATATCACCCATATAATCACTACCATGTGGTTCAAAATGTTCTAATTCGTTTGTTTTTCTCCTATAAATTAAAATATTCGCATGACCCGAATTACTTCTCTCATAAGTTAATGGAATTATAATTGTTTTTTCACCCCTTTTTACACAATCAGCTATGTTTTTTGCCAAGTTTGTAAAATGTTTACGTATATTTTCATCTTCAAAAGAAGTATATCTTAACTTTAAATTTAACGTTATACCTAATATTCTCTTTCCACTAATAACATCAACTTGAGAATATGGAATACATTTTGATTTATATTTTTTTAATAGATACAACTGAAATATAGTTTCTATTTCTAAAAGTCCATCAAACGAAAAAATATTATCTCCTTTTTTTTCTAATTCGTCAATATCTTTGGCTATACCTTTTTTAACGTATAATGGTTCTGGTAGATTTAAATCATTATCCATAATTGTCGTATATAATAATTAAATAAAATAATAATGATTTAATTATGTAGGTTTATTTTTTTTAGTTTTTGAATTATCTTTATTTTTATTAATTTTATTAGTTTTATTAGTTTTGTTATAAACTGGCGGAATAATATATGGCTTTCCCATAAAATCGGCATAAGCTTTTCTTATCATATTATATTTTGAATTACATTTTAATTCTTTTAACTGTTCTTGCGTTAATGTAGTTCCTGGAAATAATTCCATATCTATCGTTATTGAATATGCAAATTTAGATTCAGGTTTTTTATATATGTTAGGACCACCATAATAATTTATATTATTAGATATAGCACCTCCAACATTATCAATATTTTTATCTTCTAATTCTGTATCTTCTGATTCTTCTGATTTTGCGTCTTCTATTTGTGGATATTCTATATTTTCTTCAGAATTATCTTGTATTTTTTTATATAAATTATTTATTCTCTCTTCACTACCAGGAAATAAACTGTTAAAATTATTTGTAAATAAGTTAAATTCTTTTATATTTAGATTTGCTAATTTTTTATCTATTGATGTATCAAAACCATCCATAATGCTATTATAAAATTTGAAACGTAATTTATTTTCATTATTTAATTTTATATAATATGATCCAAAAATTAATAGTAATATATGTAATGGTGGAGGCATTTTATTTATATCAAATATCGTATAATATTTTTTTATATTTAATAGTTTTTTCATCATATCTTTTTCTTGAACTAGTTGTTTATTATAATTAAATCTCATCAGATCATAATGGTGATTTTTATAATACAAAAATAAGCATTTGTTTTGACATAATCTATTTTTATTAAAATTTAAATAAGGTATTCTAAGTATTTGATTATATTTTTCTATTGTAATTATATTTATTTTCAAAATATTACATATAGCGTCTATTGCTATATCATTAGCCCAATAATCTTTGCTTTTTATATATCTCTCTATTTCATTTAACGATAAGGCTCTAAAAGGAATATAATAGTCATCTACATCTATCGGAACTGTGTTTGGTTTATAAACTAAAAAATTATCACTTGAATTATAAACTGAATTCATATTTTCTATATATTCTTCATTTGATAATTCTAAGCCATCAATTTGATTTTTAAATATGTTATTTAAATCATTTGCTAAAACACTAGCAATTTGTAATAAATTATTTTTTTCTTCACTCGTAAAATTATCTATATATCTAAAAACTATTTCACGAATTATTTGTATCGTATATATTTGTTTTATACCATAATTCGCATATGTTATTTTATCCTTAAGATTTTCCATATTGTAAATATTAATTCCAGTTGATACAGCTTCAAAAAAACAATTTCCATCTCCTATCGTTTTAATTATTGATATTCTTTCGACTAAATTATTGTATGCTGTTTTGCTTAAATTAATGGCGTTCGGTTTAATTTGTGTGTTTGTTGTTATTTTATAAAAATCATTTATCATATTTTTTTGTTGTTTTGTAAAATATATATAAAGACCATTTAACGTGTTATAAAATACGTTTGATTTAAAGTAATTAACAATGAATTTTGTTTCATTTATCGAATAATTTAAATTTTCTTTAATAATATCATGTAATCTTTCTTCTTCTGGTGTTATTTCTTCAACATTATTACTAATTTCTTCTTTTTCTGTTGGTTTATTTTCAATTTGTAATACTTTTTTTTGAACATTATTTTCATTTTCAGATGGTTCAATTTGTTTTTGTAATACTTCAGGCTTAACTATAGGATTATATTTAACTAATTCTTGATCAGGCTTAACTGTAGGCTTATATTTAACTAATTCTTGATTTTCTGGTTGTTTTATTTCAGGTTCTTTTGTTTCAGGTTCTTTTGTTTCAGGTTGTTTTATTTCTGGTTGTTTTGTTTCTGGTTCTTTTGTTTCTGGTTCTTTTGTTTCTGGTTCTTTTTCTATTCCTCTTGCTACAACAGGAGGACCATTATAGTTATTTCCAGTTAAAACTTCTTTTGGAAATTCATTTAATTGTTTCTCTCCACTAATTATTTCGTCTTTTACTAATTCACCATATAATCTAGGATCACGAATTTTAGTAATGTCTATATCTAACTTTTTATATTTTAAGTCCATTTTCCAATCTCCGGTTGTCCATTGAACATCACCTATAACATATGGATTTTTTCCAATATATATTACAGAATTCGTTGGAAATATTGTATCTAATGTTACTTTTATATTATTATCAATATACCCATTACGTTTAGCATGAATTAAATTCGTTGCTGGCTTACCATTATTATAATTCAACATTGATTCAAATAATCCCTTATTGAAAAATTCTTTTATTCTATATTCTTCAGGTATTTTATCGATTATAGACTTATTCAATTTAATTAAAGGATTAAATTTTACAGTCTTTTCTTCAGTATTTTTAATACTCATTTGAGGTTTATATTCTATTTTTTGATAACCTGGTATACTTGTGCGTATTGTTATATTTAATTGATCTGGAATCATATTCATATTTAAATCTTTATTCATTACTAATATATTACTATATAATTATATACATTTAATAAAAAATTGAATACTTTTATTTTAACGTTAAATAAACATAAAAATAAATGACATTACTTCTTAAAATTAACAACTTAATAGAAGGTGAAATTATTAAGAGACCTTCAAAATATATTAAATCTCCTTATGTTGCAGACATTAAAATATCCACTGAAGACAACACAATATTAGGGCATACTGCTTCATTAGGTTGTTGTGGGTTATCTGATGTTGGTGCTTCTGTTTTGATGTCATCAATTCCTAAAACAAAAAATATATCTGATAAATTATCTTGTGAATATAGAGTTTATTTATCTATTATTAGAGAGAAAGAAACCGAAACCATTGTTGGAATTTATCCTAAATTGGCTGAGCAATTAACTGAATCTGCTCTTAAAAATAATCTATTTCAAAAACTTCAAAATATAAAATCTTATAAAAAAGAAACAAAAATATTTGTTCCAAATTTAGTTGACTCTAGATTTGATTTTTCTGGAATTGATCAAAATGATATACCATTTATTTTAGAAGTTAAAAATGTTCCACTTGCGGATTATGAAGATGTTACAGCTAAAGACCGTAAAAAATTATCTTTATCTTTTGAAAATAGAGAAATTAATTCAAAAGTCGCTTACTTTCCTGACGGATACCGAAAAAAAACTAGCGACCCTGTAAGCCCAAGAGCATTAAAGCATATCAATGAACTAGCGCTAATTAAACGTATGTCTAAAACTCGTTGTATTATGTGTTATGTAATACAACGAACAGATATTAATAGATTCCAACCTTCTATTATTGATCCAGAATATAGACAGGCTTTTATAGATGCTGTTAATTCTGGTGTAGAAATTATAACAATGGTTATTCAATGGACGAGAGAAGGCGAAGCATATTTTATTCGTGATGATTTACCTATTAGCGAATTATATTAAATAATTAATTTAAAGATTAATTAACAAGTATATTAAATGTCTTTAGAAGATATTATACCTTTAACTGCTGTATCATTCGGTTCATTTTATTTATTATCGATTTCGATTAACGAAATTAATAAAACATTATTAACTTGTTACAATAAAGATCATAATATTAATAATTTTATCTTATCCCTTTTTGTAAATGGTTTTTTTCTAGGCTTATCGACTTCAGCTTGTCTAAATTTAATTTTTAAAAAATACCATTAATTAATATTTGAGTATTTGTATCAATAGATTCCATTATCGTTTCTAATGATTTTACATTATTCGGATTATCATTATGTTTTAATAAAAATGATATGATATCTAATATTACTTTTATTTTTTCATCGGTC